CTACACTCTTCCAATTTTGTAGCGTGATAGGCTTCCAGTCTTTGTTCTGAGAGCGTAAAGGTAGTCAGCAAGCAGCGGCGGTTCTCTGCCCAGCTCAAGCGCAGTCTCTAAAGTCTGGGTCTCAGCTACGAGACGGTATTCAACGTTCACAATTCGATAGAAGCCGTCAACATTCTCGTTGGGCAGCGTCACCCATATTCTGTCGCCAGCCAGAACAGGCGCGGTTCCATAATCAACGACATCGCTGGTGGCTCTGATGTACTCGGTTGGTGCGCTCAACTGCTCATGCAACGCTTTGGCATGTAGCAAGCATTCGTTGTCGCTGTGTAGCTCCTCGTCAGTCTCGCATAGTTCACGTGAGCCTGAGCCATAAGTGGCGCTCCAACGCGCACTGTTAAAGAATAGGTTATCGATCCAGAAGCTGCCCGTGCCCGTTCCAGCGAAATGCATGTCCCAAAGGACTTCGTTAACTGTTTCCCAATTGAAACTATTGGCGTCGGCGCCTTGCCACTCGCCAACGTATTTTTTCCCTACGTTAAATCTTTGCATATACCATTTTTCAGCTGCTAGTTGAAATTCACGGAAAACCCATTTGCCGCCATTGTCAACCAAGCTAACCGTCGCTTGACCGTTGAACGCTGATTCTCGACGAATCTGAAACTGCAGTGTCGGATTCTTGTTGAGGTTGGGCTGCCAGCCAGAAGGGATGACTAAACGAAGGCGACCGTAATAGTCAGGCGTGCTCGTAGTGTGCTTGATGCTGTAGGAGCCCACAGCCTTGGTGGCGCTGTCCAGTGACACAGTGCCCGTGCCTGTGCCGCTTACCCAATCATTAGCGGAGTCATTGTTGATGTCAAGCGCTTCAGTCCAAGAGTCACCATTACCAGGATACTTCTTCTCAGCAGCGCCATAAACCAGTACTTTGTCGCGCTTGCGAAAAACGCTCTTCCTGTATTCGCTGACTTCTAAATGCTCTGAAAGACTCACAGACGACGTTTTGCTGTTTCGTGGAAAGAACTCAAACTTGGCGTCTGGCGCAACGCGAAAGTCGAAGCCGATTACGCCAGCCTTGTCCGCTGTTTTCGCAATGTACTTCAAGACGTCGAAGACAGGCGTATTCTCGTATTCCAGCTTGGTATAAGTCGTGTCTGTGTCTTCGACTAGTTCCACTTGGTTTCTGATGTGTGAAAGCCCAGCGTAGTTGTCGATGATGTCTTTGACTATGGCTTCGCCCTTCTGGTTCTCGTAGGTTTTAGTTACAACTCGGCGGAAGAGGCGTTCGCCCCAGCATCTGCCCAGGACTCGCAGGTAGTTCTCGCCTAAAGAATTCGACTGCGCCTTAATCTCCTCAACCGTGACAGTTGCGATTAATGGACATGTGGCGCCTCGACCAATGCTAACGCTGCCGTCAACGCCCACATCAACTGGATAAGAACCACCCAAGCTGTATTTTTTGTCAAAATTCTGCAAAAGACACTCAAAACTGCTGACCTCCTCGGTGCAGCCCAGATGCACCCTTAGCTCAATCACATCAGCTTGAGGAGGCGTAACTGAGCCGAACACAACAGAGCAGACGGGCAGAGCCAAGCTCATTCTAATACTCGACTCCTCGTCGATAATACTCCTCTTCACCCGCGCGTCTAACCATTCGAGGCGAAGGCGTCCGTGCCAACTCAGCGTTGTACCCGGCCTGAGCTGAAGCCGCGTCGCGTGTGGATGAAGCCAGCCAAGTCATGTAAGCAGCGGTTGCCGCAACCAAGCCCACGCCCAAAGTGAGCAAAGCGATTTTCATAGCTAAAGCCGAGTTCAACACCCATGTTGCCGCCGCAGCTACATGGGCTGAGACAGCTTGGGCAACTTGAGCCGTGCTTGCGGCGCCTAAAGCAGCCTTCAACGAAGAGAACAAATGCACAGCGGTCATAATGCCAGTCAGCATGCGTCCTGTCTGTGAATCCAACGCTCCGAAGCTGTAGGCTAAGTGAACAGCGTCCATGGCGATTGTGCGAAAAGCATAGCTTGCTCGATTCTCCGCCCTCACAGCGACACTGATTTCATGAAAACTCATGTGCCACTTGCCTCCGTGATAGCTTCTGCTACTGCTTGATTGATTCGCTGCACCACGCCTGGCATGCTGAACTCTAGGGTTCGGCTCAGAAAGCGTCTAGCCCGCATAAAACGGGTTCCAAACTCCACAAAATACGCATACTCAGCCCTAGCGCCCAGCTTGAAAGCCCACTCTCCAATTCTCTCAGCAAAGACTGTAGACGCCAGGAATCCTGTGCGTTTTGGCGCTGAGCTTTGAGCCATCACGCGCATGTTTGAGACTTCAATGTTGAGCGCTTCATCCACGAAGCCGCGCATATTCTGGTCTAGGCGATCAAGCTTGCGCTGCAACTCAACAATCCCATGCAGATCAATTGTCATTTCAACCGACATTGGAAACGTGCCTCCCGTTTGGCTCTGCCCATTTCTTCCTCTGTTTGTCGGTCAACTTCGCTTAGGATCACGATGAACTCCTCGACGGTGCGTGCCGGTTGCTGTGCAAGTTGGTTGGGTGTCCACCCGAATTCTTTGCACAGTCGGAACTGTGTGAGGGCTGGGTGTGGTTTGCTTCTTCGGATGGCGCTGATAAAAAACGCTCCTCATCCCGAGTTATGCCGCAAAGTTTGTTGGCTATTTGGGACAACAGTTCTCCTAATTCCACTGGTATCCCCTCTTCTTCGCCGAGTAGTTTGTCCAATGAAATCGGTTTGTTAGCTGGCTGCTCCCTCAAACTTGCCCAAACTGTCTCTGCTTGGATGGCGACAAAATCGCTATTGACAACCTGCCCCGAAACTGGATGATACCGCGTGTGCTTCTGGATTATGCGGCTGCGCCTAGCCCACGTTATCTCTCTAAAAACATATTTTCCAGAGTATTCTATTCCAAAGCGGTCATCGAGTTCAACGGTTTCGCTTCGCATTCTGAATCATCTCCATAACAGCGATGCGGTTTCTCAACGCAGTGTTCACGTCTTCCAACACGATGTTCTGCATCCATTTCGGCAGCTTTTGAATGCGTTCGCCAAGCTTCTGCCACGTCTTCATCCATTTCCTGCGCATGGCAGCTTCACGGCTGAAGCCCTCCAGGACGCTTACTTCAACTGTCATCTTTTCGTTCACCTTAGCTGATCACGATGTCTCGGGCAACAAACGGCGCCTTCAAAGAAACCAAGTCTTCAACCTTTGTAGGCGTGCCCACTCTCTCCCATTTGCAGTACTTCAACAGGGCGCTGTTGCTTCCGCCTAAACCGAATTTTAGGCTGAACTCGCTGTCATTGACAACATCATCATATTCCTGCTTGCTTTCAAACTCAAAGGTCAACTCGCCAATCAATGTTCGGTGGCGCTCTTGAAGATACTTGAGCAAATGCCCACTCGTGCTGCGAATGACAGGCACTCGTTTCAAGTTGTTCTCAACCGTGAACTTCCAGTCAACCACTCTGTCAACTGCGGTTAAGCCTGAACCGTCTCCTAAGCCTCGTTGAACATAGCTTTCATAGAAGGGCACAGCGCCACTGTAATCCGCGTAAGTGGCACCGCTGATCTTACTGGTTCCAACCGCCAAATCCTGCCCAATCAACTCAACCGACGCTTTGACAACGTCCTCAACTGAGCATTCAACAGTCACCTTGTCCATTCTGCAGCCCTTGTGTAACAAGTCAACTATTCCGCTGGGTTTTTCGTAGAACACTTCCATGCTCAGCGAATTCAAAGTGGTCACGTGTTGAAGGAAGTTGACGGGCGCATCACTAGGCAAGGCATACTGCACTCTCAAGTCAACTTGTTTCAAACCTCGACGCAAGACTTGAAGGTCTCTTGAACCTACACCTCGCACCTTAACTAACCGAGGGTCCAAGCTAGGCTCAACATTTTCCGCTGTAGCTATGCCCAACATGCTCGGATTCGGCGGTGTGACGCCGTACGTGGCTTCTTGTACATGGTAGATTTTTGCTTCATGCGCTCCATACACACTCACTTCTTCATGATCTCCTCCTAATTTTTTTATGTTGAAGGCACAGTTTCAAACAGCCATGCCTTAACTGTGAACTCTGTGCGCCAGACAAACGGCTTGACGTTCACCAAGTCTTGATCCCGATACGAGACAACGTCACAATAAGTGATGCCATATACCGTCACAACACATTCAGCATAATCACAATGCAAGACTGCAGGCGTTACAGGGTCGCTTGGGTTCGTGGTTCTGGCAAGCAAGTAGACGTAACCATCAGCATCGATGTACTCAGTTAAAGCCGAGGTCAAATCGATTGTGACCAATTCATCTGCTCCGCCACTGCCAGTAGCCGCGTCCTGCCATGCAGAGGCCGTGAAATTCCACACCTTGATTGTAACGCCGTTTCCAGCTGGCGCTGTCCCGTAGCCCTCAAACTTCAGCGCCATTTGCTTGACCACCTTCTCGTCCGGCTTGATTCTGAAACGGAAAAGCACAAACGCGTATTGTGAGCCAGCTGCAGTGGATTTGGAGAAGCGGTCGTCGTCGCTGTACCAAAGTTTCTCGTACTCTGGGTTGCTCAGCTCGTTCCACATGGAATCGTTTGGCGCAGGTTCACTCTCAGACGCTGCATGACAAGCCTTATGCGTGCCCGCGGCTTGCCCGACGCCCACAAAGTCGTAGCCTGTTTCATTTGGGTTGTTGCGTTTCTCTCGGATTATGCGGTTGACTTCAGCGCACATTTTCTCACGCATCCTTCTTCCACTAACACCTTGCTCCAGCTTGTCAACTGCCCACACGTCAACATGCAAGTACACGGTTTGCTTTCGCGCTGTTCCTGAAAACCCGATTTTCTGGTCTTCGCAGCGTTCTAGAGCCACTGTGACTTGGCCATTAGCGTTTCTGAAAAGCTCTCGGTCATACCAAGCCTGAGTCACCAGAATCGTGGCTAATGATGAATCATCTTTGACAACATGCATGTTCGTGTCGAGGAGACGAGCAATCGTGGCTTTCGGGTCTTCAGTTTCTGGCATCTATGCGCTCAGCAGCCTCCTGCACACCGCCCTGCGATGCATGATTTCGCCTTGAAAACAGAATTCTTGAACGCCGAGGGCTTCGTAGTCCACGCCTTTGCGGCGTATTTTGTCGTGATGCTTTAAAGGAGCGAAAACATGAACGGTCAAGTAATCGTTGATTATGTAGCCAGGTTCAATCATGACTTCTTCAACTCTAGCTGGAGAAACTAAAGCCCTAATGTCGACACCTTCGCCGTAAGAAACAGAGCCAGCCGCTTCCTGAACCGGATACAATGTGACGGTCTCGCCTGCAACTCGCAAAATCTGCGTGAAGCGAGTTAACGGATCTTCGTAGTTGAGATAGAGCTGCGAGAGCCAGCTGACTGTTGCCATCGCCTGCTTATTCTCAACCGCAGTGTAGTCACTGTGCTTCACGCCCCAAAACATGAAGGCGTCCCGATGCTTGTCGACTATTTTCATGCTGTATTCAAAGCTGGGTTTGTCATGGTGTTTGCGGATTTTCCAGAGTATGCCTGCGGTGACAGCGTCGTAATAGTTGCAGGCTGGTTTGCGGTTGACCACGTCTATGTAGCCTGCCCAGCAGATGGCTGGGTTGTACGCTGGATATTCCGCGTCTGCTTTAATCGCGTTGATGAAATTGTAGACCTTTTGAACTGATGGACTCCAGCCTTCGTAATCACATAAACCTAGCAGAGCGTAGGCGAACGGGTCATCTAGGATTTGGTTTTCTGATGTGCCTAATCTGTGCCAGTCGCCGTCGCCGCTGGGCGGTGCCCTGTACTCCAAGTGCAGGCTGTCGAAGCCTAGGCGTAGAAAATCAACGGCGTCAACCATCATTGTTCCATACAGGGTTTGATTGGAGGCGTCATGTTCAACGAGCATTTTTAGGCTGAAGAGCGCGTAGAGGTTTTCAATGTCCATTTCTGGCTGCCAGACATCGTTGTCGTTTACGGCTCGTGCGAAGCCACCATAATACTTGTCGTGAACTGCTGGTGTTGGCGGATGCTGCATGTTGTTGAGAAAAGTGGCGCCAGCAAGTTTAGCGGCTGTCAAGTAAGCTTCTGTGCCAGTCAGCTCGTAGGCTTTAATGAGCGCTGGTATAGCCCTTGCCGCATCTATGCTGTAATACAAGCTGCTCGTTTCAGTGCTTTTGAATCCACCGTAAGCCTTCTTCTCAGGATTAGCCGTGTACTGCTGAGTTAACAGCCAGTCAGCCAGCGACACAACCTTAGTGTAGATTTCTGTTTGCCTGCTCTGAAACTGTGGGCCATTGTAGGCTTCTGTGAGAAAGTCTAAGGCGAAGGCTGCGGCTAACGTCGCTTTACCAACTGTTAAGTCTGGACCCGAACCGGGAACCACGTAGACGTATGGCGCGTAATCGATTATGAACTGATAATAGCTGTTTGGAACCGTTCCCATCTCTGTTAGGCGCTCCTCACTGTTGGCTCACGCAGTCTGTCCAGCATACGCTGTACTTCGGTCTGCAGAACGTCTAACGGCGGCACCTTGCCCAGAACATTCACATTCTGATCGCCAACTGAGAAGCTTAAGCCGACAGCTGAGCCGCCGGTCAAGTAGCAGATGACATAGATGGCTGCGAGGACTGTGATGAACTCCTTCTCGGCGTCAGTGCAATCAGCGTAGTCGATGTCGCGACTTGTCTCCAGTTCAAGCGTTACCTCAGCTCTTTTGATCATCTTCAAGACTTTGGCGTCTGGAACCTCAGCTGAACTAACGTTAATCACGTCACGCACATCATCAACGGAAATGCTTGCCAAACAGACTCTGACCCCATTACAGAAACTGGAAAGAAGCCAAATTTAACCTATTTTGGCGAAAAAAGCCCTGTTTGAATCACTGTGTTGTTTAAGCATTGATGCTTTGCGGGGCTGAATTTGGCATAGAATTGTTCTTCACAAGGGTTTTATGTTCTAAGAGTGATACTCTGTTGCTGGAGAGAGGACTATTTGAAAGTGAATAGACGGTATCTGGTTGCAGTGGCTTTGCTGGCTGTCTTAGCTGTTGTGTTCGGTGCATTTGGGGCAGTTGCGCCTCCGTTAGCAGAGGAGACGGCGCCCAAACCACAGCAGGAGTACTCATCGTCATCTTCTGATTCGGCAGCGCATTTCCTGAATCCACCAACCTATGAGAGCGACTGGGTGAACATCACGGACAAAGCTGGACAATATCTCACCTTGAAGCACGGGTTAAACACAACCAAAGTGTTTGTTGACATAACGGGGAAACAAAGTCTTGACCCAATGAGTGGTACTCCTGCATGGAACAAAACATACGGAGGAACAAACAATGAAGTTGCCAATTCTATGGTTCAGACGAGCGACGGAGGATACGCCTTGGCAGGCTACACCTACTCCTCTGGTGCTGGCGGCGCTGATTTCTGGTTGGTTAAAACGTATGCTAATGGCACTACGGCTTGGAACAAAACATACGGAGGAACAAGCGATGACGCTGCTGAGTCTCTGACTCAGACGAGCGATGGAGGATACGCTTTGGCAGGTCACAATGGCTTGATGGATATGTGGTTGGTTAAGACTGACCAGAACGGAAACCATCAATGGAACAAAACATACGGAGGACCAAATACGGACTGGGTCACATCTATCGTTCAGACTGATGATGATGGATATGCGTTAGCGGGAAACACAGGTACGTACCCAAGTTTTGATTTCTTGTTGGTTAAGACTGATTCGGCTGGAAACCACTTGTGGAACAAAACGTACGGCGGAGCAGATTATGAACATGCAGATTTTATGGTTCAAACCAGTGATGGAGGATACGCAATAGTGGGTGACACTGGCTGGATGGATATGTGGTTGGTTAAGACTGATTCATCCGGAAACATGCAGTGGAACAAAACATACGGAGAAGGCTGGGACCAAGGCCTTTCTGTGGTTCAGACGAGTGACGGGGGATACGCTTTGGCAGGCTTCACTACGGCTGGTATGGGCGGCGCCGAGGATATGTGGTTGGTTAAGACTGATTCATCCGGCAGCATGCAGTGGAGCAAAACATACGGAGGAACAAATACAGACATTGCCCGGTCTGTGGTTGAGACGGGTGACGGCGGATACGCGTTGGCTGGCTACACCTACTCCTCTGGTGCTGGCGGCATGGATTTCTGGTTGGTTAAGACAGACTCTGATGGAGGGCTGAAATGGAGCAGAACATACGGAGGAACAAGCGATGACGCTGCTCATTCTGTGGTTCAGACAAGTGACGGAGGATACGCAATAGTCGGCCGCACCAGCTCTTATGGTGCTGGCGGCATGGATTTCTGGTTGGTCAAGGTGTATGACAGAATGGACACGGAACATCAGAGAACAGGCTTAGTTTGGACTGCGTTGACAAACTCCACTGTGATTCTCTATCGAGAGGAAGCCGACGTCTACTGGAACTACGTGCGTGTCCGCATATGGGTCATCAAAGAACCCTCATGGATTTACGGTGACATCAACATGGACGGCGTAGTAGACGTCAAAGACCTGTACATACTCAGCCGAAACTATGGCAAAACCTTCAGCCTACTCAGCCTAAGCGGCATCATAGCCATAGCAGGAATCCACACAGTCAAAAAACGAAAACAACCCAAACAACCAAGCTAAATCAGCTAAGCCACAAACCTCTCTTTTTTCTGGCGCACTATACCAAGATCTCTAAAAGCTTTTCTCCTTTTTGTGTAATCTCATAAATGCCTCGGCTGACTCGTTCCACGTAGCCGTTTGGAAGTAGATAGTGGTAGAATTGTTTTCTGATTGTGTTTGATGTTGCGAAGCGTAGGCATGTTGCACATGCTTTTTTCTCAATGTCCGTGTAGTGTACATGGCCCTTCTTGACGAGTACAAGAATGGTCTTTCGGAGAACATCTCTCTCCTGGTCTTTCATAAAAGGCGTACCTCAACTGGTTTTTGTTTGTGCCTTGATTCTGGGCACGTTCAGCCGCTCGCTACTTGAGTCCACTCGTAACTGTCATCCGCCTTCTTCATGCACATGTAGAGCCTGTCAGGTGTTCCGCTTCCGCCTTCAACTCTTATCATCTTTCCCCTGTAGGAGGCGCTGGCAGCGGGTAGGGCGCCGTCTGAGTCTTTTCCTACTTTTAGGAATTTGTCGTCAAGAAACGTGATGTCGCCTGCTCGGTCAATTCGTAGATATGCATTGTCTGTGCCGCCAACTGCCGCCGCTATTGTTAACCAGATCGATCCATTGCCACATTTAAGATAATAGGTGGCGGACGGGTTTGTCGATGAAATTTCAGCGTTGTTGCTAAGATTCAGACTTCCCGCTGGATAAAAATGCCTGACTTGAAGATCTGCGAGATCCGCCCCAGTTTGTTCAAAAATCCCTAAAACATCTTCGTTCCACCAGACAGGTCTAATCATGAAGCGCTTTGTGCCATCTGTTCTCTCAATTACTATTTTTCTTGCGTAGAGATCTGCCACGTCGTCGCCATAGGGTATTTTCCTTATTTCATATTCATTGGGGTCGGCGTAATTTATGTAGGCAAGATACTTGAGTATGCGCAGGTCGTTTCTGAACCAGATGGCGCCTTCATGGTTGCCGATGTCAACGGGCGGGTTTGGATCTGTGTTTCTGTTTTCATGAGAAAAGCGTTTGGAGTTGTTCCACGCGAAATCAGGGAAGCCGCCGGTCACCGTGAAACCTGACTGTAGACCCAATTGCTTGTCAAAGTAGAATTTGTCTTCAGCCGGGACATACATCATAAGATCCGAGATCAAATCAAAGTTAGGCAACCCAGTATTGTAAGCCAAGCCAAATCTGTCATAATGGTTGCTGTAAAGCCACAACGTGCCACCGATCGCTGAATCGTACAATCGGATGAAAGGCACAACCCAATCAATGTAAGGCTCATCAACCCCGACCTCCATCATTTCCAATGATTTCTTCGCCTGCAAGTAATTGTGGAGGAAGAGGGCTTTCCACCGTTTTTCAGCAGAGCCTACGCTGTAAAGGTCTCCGGTCGCTGGCAGCAGGTCGCTCACAAACTCTGGGCGACTGCGTACATGCTTACTACGTACATTACACAGTCTTTACCCGCAGAGCATCCTGCGCCAGCGAATCCAAAGCCTTCGACAGAGCGTCAAGCTTCTCCCACAAAGCTTTGAAAGCTTCTGCTCTTCTCTCCCATGTTACGTTGGACATGCAGTTTCCCGACTCACAAAAACAAAAAAAGGCGGGCTGTGAGTTTCGCTCCGAGTTTCACGGAAGCTCTTCAAAGGGAACTATAATCTACTCTAGCTACCAGGTGTGCGGCAAATTGTACATCTTGGTGACAGCTTTAGTGCGCAGTACGCCAAGTCCAATGCGTTCACTGGCAACAATCCCGAACACTCCATTCTTTGGGTCTTCATACGTCTCTGTGGTCAAGTCACGACGCACAAGCATAATCGCCGCAACCGATTTATCAACCGCGAACACTTGGTTGTAGCCCGATTGACCCGTGTCCTGAGGCAGAAGGCTCGATTTGTACAGTCGCATCGTGAGCGCTTGCCCAATTAACCCGCGCGTCAACTCAACCTCAGACGAAGGCAAGTACTGGCTGTTGATGAACTCAGTCGCAGTGAAAAGCTCGCTCACCTGCAGCGGACGCATAAACATCGTGTCTGGATGGAAATCCTCGCTTTCAATCACGTTCCATAACTGCACAACCTTGCTCCAACTGAAGTCAGTGTTGCCCCCAGCTTGGACTGCGCCTCCAGCTAGATCAGAGGCTTGAATGCTGTTGTACAGGTTTAGAACTCTCTCAGTTTCCTTCTCGGCTATGCTTCTGCCCAGTTCCTCAAGCTGCCGGTTGAACACGTTCCATTTGGCGTCTTCAGCAAACTCTCGAGTCCATTCGACGCTGTCTTTGATCAAAAGGTTAGCTTGAATGTCCACAGTGTCATAACGTTCACCATGAATGCGCACGGTTCCACTCTCAGACGCAACATAAGCCACGGATTTCTTGGCTCTCGGAAACCGCTCAAGCACTTCGCTGGTAGTCCTAACGTCGATTATTTGTCGGCTGATCAAATTGGGCTTTGCAGCGTCAACTACCGTGTCGTGGATGCTTCCCAAAGCTCCTGCCATATCGCTTAGAATTCCTTCCTTCATTCCCGTCTTCAAGTATGCCATGCAGAACGGGTTCCTGCAAGCCGTTTTAACCTGCGCGTCCAAGTGCTGCTTGTACCATTCTTCGTTCACGAGGGCTTCGTGCAGTTTGGGCAAAACCATCTCAACCATGACTCATCACGTCTCCAACCTTGTGAGCCTAGCTTCCAATTCCTTGACTTTAGCCGTCAACATTGCATTGTCCCAAACTTCGAGTTCGGTCTCTGTCTCGCTCATATTCAATCACTTCGCAACGATGATGCTGATCAAATCGTCTGCAGCTGTCGCCGACTGCTCCGCCACGCCAAGCTTAAGTGTCCAGCTGATAGTTGATGTTCCACCCTCGTTGATGTCTGCCAACGCAACAACTCGTTTGCTAGAGTCTGCTCCCTTGACAGCCTTGCCTCGCGTAATCGCTCCGCCAGCTTTGACTTTCACTCTACCGCGTACACAGACTGGGCATATGGCTCCAACAGCCGCATCTTTAACCGCGATTCCCATGCAATTCTGATCTGATGCTGCAGGGCTCACTTTTCCATCAGCGCTCAAGTAAACCGGGTCACCTTTGTTAACTGCGGCTGCTGCCTCGTAATCCATGATTAAAGCGCCTGAAAGAGGCTCCAAAACGTCGCCTATCGACAGATTCGGCACACCAGTTAAGTCAGCCATTCAGCTAATCTCTCCTTGTTTTTGATTTGGTTTCAACGGTCTTTGTTCCGCTTACTCCCAGCCACGTGTAAGTATGTGACTATGAAGACGCGAATTCATGGAGCACGCGTTTGACTTTCTCAGTGAACAGTTTTGGTCCGCTCCCCAGCCACCTCAGCTCTGTTGCTCTGTCAGGGAGCGTGCCCTTAACCGCTTCATGAAAACGAGAGTACCTTTCTCTTTCAGACTTGATCTGCTTCTCCGCATTTGCTAGCTTGGCTTCAGTGTCCACAAGTTGCTTACGCAGAGCCACCATGTCCGCGGGTTCAGGCGACGACTGCACTTGACCAAGTGATTCAGAAAGTCCCGGTCTTCCCACAAGTCCTTTTATCGTGCCTTCTATGTTGGCGAGTTTTTCGTTAACCCAATTGGTGAAGGACTCGAATCTCGCTGCGAGCTGATCGACTTTTTCGTCAAGTGTTTGAGCTGGCGAAACAACCAGTTGCTCCATCACAGAGTTCCAGAAACGTATGAACGCCTCTTTGTCTCCAGGCGGAAACTTCCTCAGAAGATGCACACTGGTTAGCTCAAAATTACGCGGCGCCACTCCATTCATGAATTCAACTTTGCCGCTGGGACGAAGCCAATTCAACTCAATGCTTATTCCCTTGAACTCTTTGTTCTGAATTCTGTCAGCGATTTCTGTGTCCACTATGCCTTCGTACGCCACTCCGTTCTCAACTGGATCATACCACGAGTTTGTGACGAGATTAGGCGGCGGCAAAACATACAAGTGGTCTATTCCAAACGGTTTGCCCGCAAGCGTTGGCGCAGCTTTCTCCAATTCCTCCTTCAAGTAGACGTGTTCCAAACCCTCTTCTGGATGGAAAATTCGTTTCGGATGGATGCAGACGCCTGAAACCTTGCGTCCTTCCAACTTCATGGATTCGCTGAACAAGTACAGCTTCTGGCTTTCGCTTTCGCCTACAAAGATGGGTTTGCCCGCTTTTTGGAAGGCTGTTGTGCAAATAGCGAAAGCGCTGCCTTTCTCGTGGCCCTGTTTCATCACTTGCTTGATACAGTCCTCAAACTCAGGCGTGTGCTGTTTCTCCAACGTTCGTTTTCTTTCATTTTCCTCCGGCAACTTGTTTTCAACCTCCAACTTCTTTATTGGATTTCCGCTTGTTCACCTAATGGTAACTTTGCCACGTCGCGGAGAATTTTTCGCAGCTCCTCTGCAGTGATGACATTAGGTCCAACTTTCTCAACGATAGAAACCAAATGCCCCAGAAGCTGCGTGAGCTTCTCGTAATCGAGACTTTCAGGCATACCCCAATTGAGGCGAACCTGAGCCTTTTCGGGATCTAAGCCAGCTTGCGCAATCACGCGATCGAAAAGAAAGCGTTCAACTCCACGTTTCAGAAAGCGCTGCAAAGCCATGACCCGTCTTTCGCCAATGTCCAACGCTGCGTCAGCACTGGCCTCAGTGAAACCAGTCTTCGTGACAAGTTTTGCCAGCGGAGTCTGCAAGCCCAGAACAAACTCGTCCATCAACGTCTCCACATAGAAATCGAGCCCACGCATACGCTCTGCAACAATAGGCTGAACCTTGGCTTCAGACCCTGCTGGCGGGTTGAAAACAAACCGGCTTCCACGCCGCGGAATACTCTTGATCTGACTGAAGAGTTCTTGAAGCCTTTCCTTGCTTAAACCTGGGAAACTCCACAATTCGTTGGGTGCGCCAAACATGTATATGGTGTCTGTCATGCCGCTGTGAATCTTCGCCTTTATTTGATAGTAGGCTTCGCGTGTTTCGCCATCTCCAATGTCAAGCGGCGTGCACAGTGACTGCAATATGCCGATGCCCAATGGCTTAGCGGTCAAGACGTTATAGGCTAAATGAATGATTTCATCGCCCATGATCTCGCTGGGCTGACGCTTCCAGTCCAACTCAATTCGGTCAAGCTGTCCCTCAGCGTTGAACTTGACGCCGTTATCCCTAATGATTTCAACAGGCACTAGCTTGAGAAACTCGATTCTCTTGGTGTTGCCTATCCACCAGAAAACGTTCCCCCAACCAACCAGAAAGCGGGCTGACTCCTGCAGCACTTCGTCTAAGCCTTGTTCACGACAGAACGCGTCAACCAGATCCTTGGCAGTTTTACCTTCACTTTCCTCAACGTAATCATCGTTCATCGTTGTGTAGAAACCTGCACCCGCGATTTGGTCAGCGAGAAAATCTATGCTAGCGCGTGCAGCCAAATCGCCTAGGTAGACTTTGCTCATCGTTTTGAAACTGACATCAGGCGAGACGCCCATAAGCTTCTCAGTTGTCGTCAAGAACAACGCCGTGCGATGCGTCAACGCCTCGCTGATGCGCCTGACCACAGATGCAAGCGGATTTGGCAAATTCAACCACTACGTGGACTGTTTGTTTCTGGTTTGCCCGAGAGACCCGAAGAATGAAGCACGGCAGCCCTAAGCCCTTGGCGAGCGTCTCTTCAAACGCATGCTTCACTCGTCGGCTCTCGGGCTACCAGCCTATAGAATACCATTTTCAACGAGATAAGCGCTGTTGTGAGATTCTAACATCTTTGACGAATTATGGCTTAGTTTCAGTTTTCTCTCTGTGCTTGCTTCGACTCTGTTTTACAATAATTGCTTAACGGTTGATGCATGGCTGATGGTTTTGGAGGAACAGACCTTGGGCAACGCGTACTTCAGCCTAATAGTGCCTGAAGACTTGGCTGAATGGCTGGACAAAGAAGCCATGAGGCAGTGTCGCACACGAAACAATTTAATCAACTGGATACTGCAGCAATATCGCAATAAACCCAAGAGCTTTCAACCAACTGAAGCCTGAAGCCTATCGTCAACTTTTCCTCTTGAAGAATTCGGCTACTCGAAGCGCTTTTTCTATGTTCTTTTTCAGTTCCTTCATGTCTGGTCCTGAGTTTCTGTAATACTCTACTGCGCCTCTATCTCTAGTTCGAATTAGGATCAAATTCGTGGGATAGAAATAGTGGCGAAGCAGGTCTTTGCTGCGCAGTGACTCTTCCTGCGAATCTGGACTATAGTTTACATGAACCCGCGTGAACACTACTCTGTTCTTATGTTTCTCCGCCATAACTGCAGCTAACCTATCCAGCCTCGGCTTCTGTTTCGTACAAGCTGGGCATCCGTCGCGGGTTATAGCAATTACGTAAGCCTTGCCGATTCTAGGCGCCAAGAAATCCAGCGGAGATTTGCCTTTCTTCTCGAGATCACTGAATTCAATTGAGTTGACTGTCATAGTCTTTTCATGGAGACGATACCGTATTTAAGCATGCAAGTAAATGCTGACCGAATTACGGATTGAGTTTCCTTGGTTTTCAGTTTCATTGTGCTCTGTGGTTTTTCGGATTCTCTTGCGGAATTAACGTTAAAAGAGCCACGTCCTTGACATTCGCTTTGTTTGGGAGATGAAAAGAGTGCATCAATGTCTGGGTCATCCATGCGCTGAGTGTGAGGAAACAATCAACGGCATAGGCTACACCTGTCCAAAATGCGGCGTGCACTACTGCTACACATGCTCCTATTATGCTCGCTGGAAATGCCCGAAATGCGGCAACCAGCTAACATAAGGCATTCTAGTTTAAGCAAATCTTAAGAAGAAAACACCCTAAGAACGGTTATTCAGTGATTGAAGAATGTCTAAAGATGAAAAAATGCTAGAAGAATTGAAGCGCATACGAGAACTACTCGAACCCAAGCCGGCACCGCCGCCTCCACCGCCGCCAAAAGGAATCCGCGCCGAATTCATGGACTTCCTCTCAAAATACAAAGTCATGGGACTCGCTGTTGCTTTTATCATGGGTGTTTATCTCGGCGCACTCGTGCAGGCACTCGTTAAAGACTTGATACTGCCAATGATCGGTCTTGCCATACCTGGTCTAGGCAACTTAGCCACATTCAAGATTCCAATCCCATACGTGGCGCTGGATAGCAGTGGAAACCCGCCCGTAGGCTATACTGGGCAGATATTCGGAGTCGGAGACTTCCTAGTAGCGTTGATAACTTTCATAATCGTTGCCTTCGTGATCTTCCTACTAGTGAAACTCACAAAGAAGCTCGGCATCGAATAG